CTATATCAACGGTAAACTAACTCCACTATAATCAACATTATTGTAATCTAAAAAGTAATATAAACTTTCTAATAATTCATTAGCTAAGTCTGCTTCAACATCTTGCAAGCCTATAGCTTTCCTACCAAAATCATGCTCTCTGTCAAAAATATGAATATGCGGAGTTGGAACATCGTTGTGAGGAGCACCACTACAATCTAATCTAACCAACGCGTTCTTTAATATGTGTGATATCATCTGGAAAGTTAAATTATTTTTATTAAGATGCCCTTTACGATTGATAATCATACTAAACTGTACACTTTCATCGCCTTTTCTCATCAATTGATATTTATTTTGGCTTCCTGGTTCAGGAAACGCTATTGACCTACTTTTTAAAATTTTCACACACTTTAATAATTCTTGAAAAAGAATATCATCTGTCTCTGCCATTGCAACCTCAACATTAAATAATAATCAACCTATGTTTTAACATTATTTTATATTATTCAAAACAATTATTCAATCACTTTTTTGAGAATTTGTCAAATTAATTTTCCTTAACACGCAAAAAAACGCTCCCAGCAAAAGCCGAGAGCGTGTTAAAGTGTTTGCTATTTAATTATAGCATTATTTTGATCCTAGCAACGCTTTTCCTTCATCGAGTGTTAGGTTTTTACCGTCTGTTTCAACTTTCTGACCTGCTTTCAGTTGGTTAAACATTGCGATAACGTCGTTTTCTGCTGTGTTTAGTTCTTTATCTGCCATATTATCACCAGTTTCTATCGACTTTCTTCATACCAGTTGCGCCCATAACACGCAAAATAGGTGCACCCGTTTCGTATTCTGCCATTGGAATGTCTCGACCAGTCGTTTGCTTAACAATCTCGTTCAGGTAAACGAGTTCGTCTGGGTCTTTGGCGGGATAAATTGTGTTAGTGCCAAAATTAGCAATAAAAATCGCACCGCTTGGAAATGCTTTGTCATTCAATACGTGATAAAATTTGTACATTTGGTTAAATCCTTTCGTTATTTGAGCTGTTGATGGTGTTTGCGTGCTTGTTGTGTCGTCGCAATCCAGCAAGACCACGTTCTTATCAAGCCCGCCAGCAATACCAGTTGATGTAAATTGCCACCAGCGAATACCATCAAGTGCTGGGAAGATACTCCAGATTGGGTCTGGTGTGACGTCGTAATTTGGATAGGCTGCAATCCATAAGCTGTTTGGATACTTAGCAATAATTTGTTCATAGTAAACATTAGCCAGTGTATAAGGCTTATAGCTGTAGTATATCGGCTGATAACCAGCTTGTGAGCATTTATCCATAAACGTTAAAACGGCGTCTGTATTAGCTTGTTTTGATGTGCTAGCGCTATCTTCATAGTCACACACAAGGTAAGGTGTTTTGGTTGGTAAGTTAGAAATAAAGTAGTTCGCTTCTGCAACTGCTTGACTGACATTACCGCCAAAACGGGCAAAGTGGTAATAGCCGATTGGCTCGCTAGTTTGTGCTTGTGTGAAACGATTAGGCGAGAGATAACCTGTTCCCTCGCTAACCTTGATAATCGTTTTACGTGTTCCTGCGGCTTGACAGATAGCTGTTAAATCTGCCGATTGATAGCTTGACACGTCGATAAAATAATCATTCTTCTTCATTAGCTTTACCTGCCTTTTGCAGTTCTGCTACTGCTTTTTCAATTGCACCGTAAACTTGTTCAGTGCTAAATTTGCCAATTAAATTGTTGGCACGAAGTCGTTTTACAATAAAATTATAAGCTGCATTGCGTTTTTCTGGACCAGTCTTATAAGTGTATTCAGCGTAATTGACTGCTTGTTCTGCCCATGATGTAAACATGGTAATATTCTTATTTTTAGTATGAGCTTTTAGTAGCTTAATGCCAAAATAAGCAACAGCTGTAATAATTCCGCTATCCCAAAGAGCTGCTAAAATTTTAAATACATCTGTCATGATAACTCCTCCAATTTACTATCGATTTTTTCGACTTTCTCACTCAAGTTAGTAATTTCGGTGGTTAGTCGGATAAGTGCTTCATTTTGTTTGTCGTGATTGTCTAATCGTTTTTTGATTTCGATTAGTTCTTTATCGTGTTGTTTATCTTTTTCTTCAAGAATCGTCGTACGACGTTCGCTGTTCGTCATACGGCTTTGAAAAAAAGTAAAGAGCGTCAATACTGAGACTGACGCACTTAAAAACATGCTAATAATTTCAGGTTTCCACATGAATTCCTCTTTCTAAGACTACTTAGCAACCTCTTTAGTCAAATCAGCTAAAATGTCATCTTCAATTTCATAGCGTTTATCTCTAAATTCTGCTTCCAGCTTACGCAACTCTGCCCGATTTTTTGCGTATAAGTCAGAATCATAAATATATTCATTAATTGTTGAAACACCATTTTCATTAATATCAACGACATACTGTTTAACAAGAGTTTCTTCGATTTTTAAATTACCTAATAAGTGTGTTGTTTTAATTGTTTCTAGTGCCATAATATTATTCTCCTTTTTCTACTTCTTCTGGTGCAGTCGCTTCTTCTAATTGTTGTTGAAGCTCTGCATTTTGTTGTTGCAATTGTTCGACTTGTGCTTGTAGAGTTGCTTTATCAAGTGATAATTGTGCAATTTCTAAAGCTAGCTTTGATTGAATGTGTTGATTAAAGTTATTATTCATAAAATTTAAACTCCTGAAATTTGAGATATAGCGCTTCTGATAGCGTTTATTGCATTAGATGAAGTTCCTCCATTAATAATATGCTGGAAACAGTTCCTTAAAATTTGAATACAGCTTCTAACATAGTATCCAGAACCATCACCATTATCTAACCGGACATCTCCTGTAATGATATCTGCATTACGATAGCTTATCCCATATGGTCTCAACACAACATGAGAAGGGTATGTAGAAGTTGGAGGATATGTTTCCATTTTCCACCCCTGTGATTGCAAGTTAGTCACCACATCTTTGTTGTAACTGTGCCCGAAATAGATATTATCAGCAATTACACGTAATGAATCAGCTCTTTCATGGTCATTCGCAGCCACGCCATTGATTGTTTCAACTACAATCCCTGAAAATCCACCTTGGTCCCATTTGCCATCATCAAGCGTTGTTTCACGACGGTCACCACCTAAAATAACTCGCGATAAGATTCGGCTAGTTCCACTAACTGTGATACTAGTGTTTGAAAATTTAAGTCCCATTGTACTAGCGTTTGCTTGAACACGAAAAATACCAGTGTTGTTGTTATTGTAAAAAAGCTTACCAGTATCAAGTTCAAAATTAGTTGCGTTAGATAGTGATTGTAATTTACCACCTTTGATAACGTTCGCTGTAATACCGCTTGTTACAATCTTGTCAGAATTAATACTATTTGCTGCTATTTTATCTGTGGTAATCGCTCCCGTAGCAATATTCGCAGCAGTAATTCCGCCAGTCTTAATCTGGCTACTGGTAATCGTACCACTTGCAATTTGACTAGCTGTAATACTGCCAGCTTTAATTTTGGCAGCGTCCAACGTGCCAGCCGTTATACGGTCACCGTTAATACTATTAGCACTCATCTTATCTGTTGTAACAGCTCCTGCTTTGAGGGCGTCAGCTGTAACAGCATTGCTTGAAATCACATCAGCAGTAATGATTTTACCGTTCAAATGTGCTGTAGTAATCGATTTGCTAGCTATCTTATCGCTAGTAATCGCACCACTAACAATCATGTTTCCTTTTACGTTTATCTTGTCAGAGAATAAGTTGATAGCATTCTGATTAACGGCAAAATAAGAACCAATTGCATTCGCAACATCAGTCGTTGACTTGCCAGCTTTCATGACAATTCCGTCTGTATTAATCGTCAAACTAGAACTCTTAACTGTTGATTTATCCAACGCGGACACACTTGCGGTGATCGCATCAGTCGTCTGCTTGATTTCAGACTGTGCTGTGGCAAGGGCACTGTCGTAGTCTTCGGGGGCGGGTTGATAGTCTGTTGGTATGTTGCCACGTTCTAGCTTATTGCAAGCGTAATAAACAAATTTTCCATCTTCGCTGTTTGATGTTTGCTCAAAGCCAACCCAGCTAACTTTACTTTGACTCGCTACCATTTTTTGAGTTACTTTAAACGTAGCAGACAACTTCTGCCATTCATTAGTTATGGTGATGTCACTAGTCAAAGCCTCTGCGTTTATTTGTCCAGAAAATCTAATAAATAAACGGACTCTAATTGAACTTTGATCTGTTTTAGCGTAAATCGAGTATGTGAACTCATCGCCAACTTTTACGTTTTTTCTATCAATTAGATGTTTACCCCAATTCGAGCGCAAACTAGCCCAAGCAGAGCGTGTCTTGTACACGATTGAGCCATTTAATGTTTCATCTGTCTTGATAGCACCAGCATTTTGATAGTAATCGTTTGGAGCTTTCCATGGGTCTGCAGAATATAACAAAAGATTTGTCCCGCCAACACTTGTCGGAATTTTACCTTCGACACTCGTAATCTTGCTGCTCAACTCGTTAGCTTTCGCTGTGATGTTGTTTTCAGCAGTTGTTACACGACCGCTTAACGTATTGAAATCAGTCTGTGAGACTTTAGCAGAAAGCCCTGTATTAAGTGCTGAAATCTGTGTCGTGTGTGTGCTAATCGTTTTAGCATTGTTGGTAGCTGTGCTTTGGGCTGTATTAGCTTTGTTGGTAGCTGTGGTGATACCAGATTGCAACTCGGTTTTAGCGCTGTTAAGCTCTGTTTTCGTTGCAAGCAATGTCATACCGTCAGCAGTCTGCTGAATTTGACTGGATAGCGAGCTAATTTGGCTAACTGTGTCTTCTGGTGCTGGCGTGTAATCAGACGGAATTGAACCAACTTCGACCTTGACACCAGTCACCCAAGCTGTACCGCTTTTAGCACCTTCGAGGTTAAAATGAATAGTAGTTTTAAGCTGATCGTATGACTTGATAGCTGCATAGTCATATGTGTACGTTATATACTTCCAATCAGATGTGCCAACAAAACCTCCTAACGTTAGATAGTTAGCAGTCGAAGTCGCGCCTGTCGAGCTGTTCTTTAGGTATAGTGTGTGTTTAAAACAGTTAAATACATTCCAGTTGTTTGTACCTTGAACAACATTCTCGTATTTAACCCAAGCGCTAAAAGTGACTTTACGATAAAGTCTAGAGCTGAAATTTGGTTCTATATTAAAACTTAGCTCTTTATTGTTTGGAATACGATAGCACTTCTTCTGCCCCGTAATGTGATTGTCTGGTAGCGTTTCTTCTACAAAACCACCAGTAGCTTTCGATTGAATCCAGAGATTCCTACCGCCGATACTTGTCGGTATCTTCCCTTCAACAGTACTAATCGCACTACTAATCTGACCAGGAACTGCTTCTACTTTTGTTTGCAAGCTGCTTACATTGCCGTTTGTCGTTTGTAGATTGCTTTGCAAACTAGCGACTAGTTTATCATTGCTAGCTTGATAGTTAGCAAGATTGGTCTTAGTCGTATTGGCAGTTGTTGTAGTCGCTGTTAAATCAGCTTTAACACCATTCAAGCCAGTTTCAAGCGTGGCTGTTTTTTTGCTCGTATTATCTACAGTTGTTTTAACTTGTGATAGCGTTGTCTTCGTGCTCGTCAAATCATCTTCAACAGTTTTAGTTCTGGCAGTAACGCTAGTGATATTTTGGGTATTACTATCTACTGTCTTGCTTAACTCGCTGACAGTCGTCTTCGTACCGTTTGCAGTTTCTTCAACTGTTGAGACACGTTTAGTTAGTTCAGACTGTGCGCTAGCTTGTGCAGTCAACTGACTAGCTTGTGCTTGCAAGTCCTGCTTAGCTGTGCTCAAATCATTAGCTACTGTGGTGAGTTGCTGTTTGGCTTCACTAGCTGACGTTTTAGCTGCGTTTGCAGTTGACGTTGTGGCAGTTAAATCAGTTTTGACTTTGGCTAAGTCAGATTTTAAACTGTTGGCAGCCGTGTTCGCTTGTTTAGCAACTTCTGCTGTTGCTTGATTGATTTCATCAGCGTATGCCTTAGCGTTAGTTTCTACTTGCGTTTTAGCTGTGTCAATCTGCGTTTCAAGTTCTGCTTTTGATGTGGCGAGTTTTTCTGTAATAGTCGCTTCAAATTCTTCACGGTCTGGAACGTCTTTTAGTTCATCAGCAATCTGTTCTTTGAATGCTTCAACATCATTAACGATAGGTAGCTCTTCCCAATCTGCACCAGTCCAGTAATACATTTTTGTTGTATCACCGACAGTCAAATAAAGTGAGTCGCCTTTGTGTAGCGTGCCTTTTGGCTCATCTTCTGGGAATTCCGTGCCAAAATAAACCGTGTTTTTACCATCTGCAGACACTAGCGCTTTGTTAGCCATTTCTACAGCTTTGACAACTGAATCTGACGCATTTTGAGCTTGTTCTTTTGCGAGTGTATAACTCGCTGACAATTTTTTAACAGCACCAATGTCGTTACATGTCACTTCATGTTTAACCAACTGCCCAGTCACATCATATTCACTAGTAAACGAAACAATCCTAATTTTTTCTTTAAAACCAAGTGTTTCATTGATTGCCATGATATAGTCGCCAGCAACTGGTTGTGTATACTTATAACCAGCACGAGTTAAATCTTCCATATCAAGAGTAATCGAGATACTGTAAGAATTATCAACGTTTTCTTTTAAAGCAGCAGTCATACTATCGGCTTTAGTGTAACGTTCATCAACAAGTGGTTCAGCTTCCAATTTGCCATAAACACTAGCTAATGGACTTGTATATTCAACTGTTAAGCGACCTTTGGTATGGTCATTCTCATCAAACCAAGCGCCGAAACCTTTTTGATAAGTAACAAAATCACTGATATTTTTTTCAATCCCTAGTTCGTTCATGTTGAAGTTCTTGCGAACAACCGTTGATAAATCAGTTCCTGTTTTTTCTAGAATTCTGACAACTTTGCCATTTACTTGAAATTCAACACCTGATGAAGTGATGATATCGTTAAATAATTTTAGACGGCTTTTATATCCAAAAGACTGCTTTTCAAAAGCATAAACTTTCAATAGAGGGTCAATTGTGTAAGTATAACCACTATCTTTAAAGATAAAATCAAGGTAAGTGACAAATGTGTGTGAACCATCATTTAGTTGTTCATGCACTGATGACTTATCAAAATCCCAAAAGAACTGATGAACAGCATCAAAGGTAACATGAGTACTTTTACCTTCATCAATCGGCTTAGCATAAGTTACCACGTAAAACTCATCATCAAAACGCAACCGCCAGCCACGTTCGATATTAGATAGGACATAATCGCCTGATTCGATTTCACCACTAAGTGAACGTTCACCATTAACTGCGTTAGTTATTTTAATACTAGCAAGTGCACCATGCTCAACATCTTTTTCGTTTAAAAATGTAATCAATTCATCACCCCCCTATTTATAAAGTTCTTTAAAGTTTAAAATTTTAATTGTGCCATTGAAATTAGTCTTATAGCTAACTTTTTTCGTTGGACTAGGTTTTATAACAAAATAGGCATAATTTGTACGTGCATTAACATTTGCAAGGTTCTTAGTTGTCTCAATACCAGTGATCTTAAAAACATCTCCAGCATTTATATCTCCTGTTTGGGAATACGTGAAACGATTATCACCGATTTCAAGATAAAAACCTGATTGATTTCCTGTTGATGTCATTTCAACAACAAAAGGAACTTCTAATTGCGATAATTTCGCTGTTCCAGCATAGGCAAAGCTACCACCGCTTAACGTTATGTCTTTAGCTTCCGTTTCACCATATGGCATTTCTGCTGTGGTAAATACCACGGAAAAGTCATATTTTAACCCTTGCCCAGAATTTCCAACAAATGAGAATATCGGCTCACTAGCAGTTACTTTCCAACGATAATGCCAAGCTGTGTGTGGTTGATTCACAAAATCCAAATCCCCAGCCGTTTGTCCAGGAACTTGATAATCATAAAAATCAGCATTGTTAGGATACATTTTGGTGATATAAAAAGGCTCGTCATCTAATAACAAGCCAAATATATCATCTTTCATACTTAAGAATCCTTGGACATTTGCAACTGCCACACGTCCAGTTACTTTAATAACTTTAGCAGTAAACGTTGCACCGCCAAATACTGTACCATTACGACCAGCTACAGACCGCTTATCAAGAGAGATTTCAGGTGCACTATCGTCAATATCAATATTATAAAAACCGTAGTCAGAAAGTTTGACTGACGTTGTTCCTTTCGTAATTAATAAATCCATGTTTCACCTTTCTAATAATTAAAATAATCATTTTTAGTATCTTCTCTCGCTTCGCGTTCTTTTACTGTCGTGTAAATCTTATCGCCAATTAATTCATTGTGTACTTCAAAGACTGGTTCTGATAAGCTAGTATTTTTCACTTCATCTGACAAGCTATCAAGTGATGATGATAAGCCAGATGTGCTAACACTACCAGCAATTGTCATAGTGCTGTTGACACCCCAGCTTTGGTCTGTAACAGCTAACGCATACTCTTTGCTGATGTCGTTGATTCTACCTATCCAGTCAGACATGCCAATAGCGAAGCCTTCACCAGTATAGCCACCGAGTGATTTCATTACACGAGATGGTGAGTGAATATCTAATGCTCTACGAATTGTTGCTGTTACTCGTGCAGCAATACCATTTGCTACAGCGTAAATTGAACCTGCTGAACCAGCAAGACCGCTAGCAAAGCCAGCACCTGCATAATAACCAGCTGAACGCATACCACCGCTTGTGCTGTACATAATTGATACCATGTGATTACCAGCACTGCTTGCAGCTGCGATTGCTCCATTCATACCACTTTGAACAGCTGAACGAACACCATTCATACCTGATTGAGCCGCACTTTTCGCTTTATTAAACGAATTAGTAAATGTAGAATTCATCTTGTTTCCAGCAGATTGAACAGTACTGTTGATTCTGTTCATTCCGCTAGTTACTGTCGAAGTCAAACCATTCATAGCAGATGTTGCAGATGACTTAGCCTTATTAAAGTTATTAGTGATGTTTGATGCCATTTGTGATGATGCTGAGTTAGCAGATGAAGCGGCTGAATTAAGCTCAGATGTCACATTGTTTGATAAACCACTAGCTGAACCACTTGCATTTGCTTGCATAGCACTAAAGCTAGAACTTACACCACTATTCGCTGATTGAGCAGCACTCGTTGCATTAGCTTGTGCGTTTTGCATATTACTAGACACACCTGCTGACAAGCTAAGAGCTTGATTAACTGCGTCAAGGTTCATGCTAGAGGTTGCAGCATTAACACCATTGGCCATGTTCTGTGCATTGGTTGTGGCGTTTGTACTTGCTGTAGCAAGATTATTAGTGATACCATCACTAAGAGCTTGTGAATTTGCTGTCCCAATTTGATTGGCTAAATCAGTGTTTGAAGCTATCGCTTGATAATACTGCGGCATTTGCTCTAACGCTTCATTGCTAAGTGATGCCGTTTCAAGATTAACACCATTAGCCATAGCTTGTGCATTAATAATCGCTTGTAATTGAGCTGCGGAAGTTGAGGTGTCAACAGCATTTTTGAATTGATCAAAACTCATACCAGCTTTTAATGCCAACTGAGCCATTTGATCGGCTGAGTTGACTTGTAACCCTGTAATTGCTGTTGTTCCTGCTATATTTGCTTGATTAAAGCTATTTGTCACACTATTTAAGATACTTTGCATATCTACATCAGTATTCGTAGCAGTTTGACTCGTTGAAGCCTTAATACTATTGGTCATATCAGTAGTATCAGCTTTGATTTTTTCTTTACTAGAACTAGATTTACCAGTAATCGTATCCCAAAGTGAACTAAAGCCGTTCTTAATACCGTCCCAAACACCTTTTAAAGCATTAGGAATAGCTTCTAACATAGCTTGACCAAGTCCAGCGATAAGTTGAACTCCAGCTTTAAGAATCTGTGGAATATTTCGGATAATTGTAACAGCCAACTGTCCAACAAGTTGAATACCTGCTGCAATGATTTGTGGTAAGTTTTGTGTAATTCCTTGGATCAATGATTGAATGATTTGAACTGCAGATTGCACAATTTGTGGCAAGTTCTGAAGAATACCTTGAACCAACATGACAATGATTTGAATACCACCTTGTAAAATTTGTGGTAAATAACTAGCTAAGCCTGTGATGAATCCAGTAATAACCTGCGTAGCAATTGAAAGAATTGTTGGTAAGTTTTGGATAATTCCTTGAACTAAGTTAGTAATAATCTCAATACCTTTAGAGATGATATTTGGCATGTTAGCAGATAAACTTTGACCAAAATTATCAACAATCTGTTGCGCATATTGTAAAAGCAAAGGTAAATTTTGAACCAAACCATTGACGACATTTGCAATAAAGTCCATACCTACAGACAATAGTTGTGGTAATGCGCTTGCTATTGAGCTAATAAACGTACCGACAATTTGAATAGCTGACGCTACTAGACTACCAGCGTTTGCACCTACACCTTGAACAAGACTAGAAATCAAATCAACACCAGCCTGCACAAGTACTGGAAACATAACAGTAAACGCATTAGCAAACTTAGCAATTAAGTCAGCACCACTAGCAATTAAAGCAGGTATTTGACTAGTGATACCAGTTACCAAGTTTTGAATGATTTGAGGTCCTTTAGTAGTTACCGTGTTCAATAGCTGGTCGATTTCTGACCCAAATTGGCTGTTGATCAAACCAAGACCAGCTACTACTAAACCAAGAATGGCGGCAGGACCAATAACGGCTAATGCTAATTTGGCAATGCTTCCCATTGCTGAAGTCATTCCACCTAATACAGATAAACCTGTACTTGCTGCATTGGCAAATATAGCAGATAGACCATCCATTTTACCACCTAAAACACCGATTAAACCACCTGCGTTGGTGAAAGCATTGCTTATGATAGAACTAAATGAATTCGCTTTTTTTCCGACGATCCCTAATCCAGTACCAAGTAGTCCTAAATCTGTCAAAGCAGGACCAAAAGCAAATGCACCAACTAATCCTGCAATGGCAGGTGTTAGATTACTTACAGCATCTTGTGCTTTAGACATCTGGTCTGTTGTTAACTTAGTGCCATTCAAAATATGGTCAAGAGCTGGTTCTAAAGCTGTTAGTGAATCTATAAATTTTTGTAATCCAGCTGATTCAGTAAACTTCCCAACCAACTTATCTAACCATTGAACTAAGTCTGTTAGAATTGGTAAAACAGCTGTCCCTACTTTAATTTGCAACGTTTCAAACGAACCACTAAGATACTCAACAGCACCTTTTAAGTTATTAAGTTTTTCTTTAGCGACATCCGCAGCAGTTACCTTACTAATTGCAGCTTGCATGGCGTCTGCACCAGCAGCACCCTCTTTCATCGCAATATTAGCCGCACGAATGGCATCAGTACCAAACATTGTCTTAAGAGCATTCTGTTGTTGCTCAGCAGTCAAACCTTTTAAGCTATCTTGTAAGATTTGTGAGATTTCACTAAATGACTTAAGCTTACCTTCTGCTGTATAGAATTGGTTGGCTCCATCAGCAGTAATAATGCCCAATTGTTGCATTTGAGCTGCCGCTTTATCGGTTTGTGGCGACAAATTCAAAAGCATTGTTTTAAGAGATGTACCAGCGTCAGAGCCTTTAAGACCGTTTTGTGCAAAGACTGCAAGAGCATTAGTCGTGTCATTGAACGACATACCAACACCGGACGCGACTGCCGCAACTGCAGAAAGTCCATATTTCAATTCATGTACATCTGTTGCCGAAGCGTTCGCTGCACCCGCTAATTGGTTAGCTGCATCAGTAACACTTAAATTATCAGATTTGAAGGCATTAAGCGCAGTTGAAGCAACTTCCGCTGCTTCTGTCAAACTAAGTTCGCCAGCAGTTGCCAAGTTAAGAGCACCAGTCAAACCACCATTGAGGATAGCTGAGGTATCAACACCCGCTTTACTCAACTCAGCAATAGCGTCTGCTGCTTCACTGGCTGAAAATGCAGTATCCGCACCAGCTTTTTGAGCCGCCGCATTGAATTGCTTCATTGTTTCAGAGCTAGCACCAGTAAGAGCCTTGATGTTGCTCATTTTTTCTTCGAACTCTGCTGCTTTTGAAACTGAACCAACAACCGCAGCCTTAAACCCTTGGAAAACTGCAAATGCCGCACCAAGAGCTGTAACTGTCAAAGTAGTTTTAGTAATACTACTTCCCAGCTCACTCATTTTTGAACTAACACCATTTAGTGCAGTAGTGGCCTTACTAGATAAATTTGAAAAGCCAGAACCAAGCGAACTAGCCATTTTAGTCGCAACACTTGCAGCTTTACTACTTAAGCTAGTAAGACTACTTCCTACTTTCCCAACAAAAGAATTACTGATTGTATTTGAAGCACTGCTTACTTTTGAGCTAATCGTGCTAAATGCTGAGCTAACCTTGCTAGACGCCGATGTCGCAAAACTAGAAACTGCGCTAGTTGCTTTTGTAAAAGCGGTTTGAATAGGCTGAGGAATTTTATTAGCTATTGAATTGACACCACTCTGTATAGCTGTTAAAGCTGTATTAAACCCATTTTTTATGGGCTGAGGAATCTTTTCGCCAATCGATGAAGCTATACGCTGAATTTCGCCAATAGAGAGATTTAAACCTGTGCTAAATGCTGTTCCTAAGCGTTTACCAAGTGATTCGCCATTGTTTGCCAACTGTGCCATAATTTGACCAACACGTTGAACTAAACGATTAGAATTATTTACAGCCGCATCCTGTGCTTTCTCAAAAGCGCGCTGTGTTGCAGTTGTAATCTTATTCATTGCCGCTTGATAATCAGCAATATCAGCACCGACATAGGCATAAATTGAGCCATCAAATTCTGCCATATAACTCCTCCTTTCTGTTTTCTGTGTTATCTGTTCATAAAATGGTCATTGACCTTTTGCAGACGTTCAGCAAGACTACTGTTAGTCGTTTGCTTATTGTCATTTGCATGAAAGGCTTGTTTAACTTTATTTCTATCTTTTTTCTTGCTAAGTTTGTTGGCACTAGCACGTTTAGCGTTCATAGTGTAACGCATTTCCATAGCAAGTTCTGACAGATTTTCGCGAAAATCAATCTGTCTGTAGTGAAGCCCCTCTAAAATTGCGTCAAGTTCCCATTTGTTGCAAGAGTAGATTGTTTCTAAGTCTGTTAAACCAAGACGTGCACACTCAGTTAAGATAGTGCGCTTTTCATCTTGCCAATAAGTTTTTCGGTAATTTCGACTTGAAGCGCTTCGCTGTCCTCTTGCGCTTTCATGTATTCTACTGCTGTTTCCAAGTTTTCGATATATTTCAAAATCTTGTTCTTGAAAAAACCAGAGTCAACCATTTCTTGTTGAATTTCTTCAAATAGACTTTCTGTGTCTTCGGCGTCATTATCCACTAGCCAATTTTCAATGGCTGTGATAGCGTCATCTTCTGAAATAGCTTTGCTAAATGCTTTGTTAGCTGATAAAGTAATCAAATCAACAATGCCTTCATCGTTACGATTTAAAATGTTGTTAAACAACGTTCCGACACCATCATTGTTACTTGCACCAGTGTCTTTATTTTTAGTGGCAAGTTGTTTGTCAACCTTAAACATTGTGCGGTAATCAAACTTAATTTCAATGATTTTATTTTTAACTTTAAATTCCATAAAGTGAGTTATCTCCTAACTAAAAAATAAAGGCTGGATTTAATATCCAACCTTTGACGTGTTATTCGCTTGTTTTGATGTTATCGTAATCGCCAGTTGTTTCACCTGGGTTTTGATAGTTATAAACCTCATCAAGCAATGCAATTTCTTCGGCAGCCAATGGAAATTTACCATTTTTCAGCTTACCGACAATACTTGCTGTGTAGCTAGTTTCGATAATATCTTCAATACCTTCATTATATTCAATATCACCAATCTTAGCATAGCCAAATTTGGCAGGATAAAAATCTTTTTTAGGTTCATCATCTTGTGTTTTCAATGTTTCATCAACAAGCACACGCCAAATTTTGACTGATTCACCAGTGTCATTCGCTTGTTCAAGCACATCAACTGATGGGTCCTTCGGTGCAAATTTAGTCGTCAACTCAATTTCGTGGCTGGTACTTGTTTTATCAAGTAAAAGCCCTTGTTGTGTTTGTTCGTCTGAATATTCAGCACCAAGTGTCAAACTGCCGTCTGTACGATAAGCTGGTAAGATAGCATTGCTGCCAAGTGCAGCATGAATAGACTGAATGAAATAAAAGACTTTTTTACCTGCTAACGGCTTAGCAGTTGTTACTGTAATTTGTCCTGTCATGTAGTAACTTCTCCTTTAATTAATAAATAGTATCAGATACAGTAATAGAGACGTGGTATACTTCACGTCCTATGCTGTTATCTGGAATAATGTTAGCTGTTGCGTTTCTACGCCCTAACGCTCTTAAAGCCTTAGATTTAATTTCTTCTGCATCAGTTCTACTTGAACCTTCTAGGAAGATGTCAATATTCACCGTGATATCCTCAATAACAGCCCCAGTTTGCGCTGTTCGTGAAGTATCTGATGAATTAGACCCAATCACAATAAAAGGCTCTAAAACGTCAGAATTAGGCAAATAAAAATAGATTGGAATAGCTAAAATCTCCAATCTATCGTGTAGTTCTTTTAAAAATAAAGTTGATGGTGAATAAGTCGTCATGTATCACCTATCTTTCATATAATTTGCGTAAGTTGCTGATTAATTTTGGTCGTTCAGCATCAAGTGCTGGTTTCAAGTACGGTTGTGCTCGCATTTTTCGAGTCCCTTTCTCCACATATATCGCATATCGAACAGGACTAACCACCTTGTAAGTGAGCTTTCCTGCCTTGACTGAAAAAATCGTATTTTTCAGCATTCCTGTGTCAACTGGTGCGCCAGTTTTTGCACTACGTTCAATACGTTTACTAGATAATTCCAATTGGCGGTCTGTGGCAACTTGTGCTTGTTTACTTTTATCTCTTAGCCGTTTGGTCCATCTGTCAACACCTTTAACGCTGTATTTTATACTCAAATGTAAATCACCGTTGAATTTTTGTGGTACTTTTTACCCTGTATTTTGCGCTTTCTACCGTTATAGATGACTTCAGAAAATCCGTCATAGTGTCCTTGCAAATGTAATTTAAAACTATCAAGATTGTATTTCCCGAAGATGCCCATCTGTTCTGCATTGGTCAAATTATCTTCCTGGCAAGGGATTGGTTCAGACTGCTTCTTAACGACTTTATCACCTAAAAAATCAGCTTCAGTCGCTTCAGTGATTAAAATAACACGTTTGTTATAAATCATATAAACCTAGTAATCCCTTTCGCTTGATAATTTCGACCAACTGCAGCACTTTTTAATGTAGTTTCGTATTCATCTAAATACTTATCCCAGTTAAATGAACGACCTTCTTCGCTATCAGCACTAGCGCCCTCTGAATTCAAACGATTGTAGCGTTTAATAGCTACATCTCGAATGATGAAAGTTAAACGATTTGGAACTTCTGTTAACTCGTCTTCGCTAAATTCATTGAGCTTAGCCAGAACACGGTCAACACTTTCATTGATTGCTAGTTCAATCAACTTATCCTGCGTTGTATCTTTATCAGAAATTCCTTTAAATAATTTAACTTCCTCTAAAATCAACGCTTTGTCCATAATCTAGGTTATCCTCCTACCGTTGGTGTCGAAACAGCTGGTACCTCGATTGTAGCCTCAATAACACCTTTAGGAATTTCAGCGAACAATTTAAGAGCGCCGAAGAATACTGACTCATATGTAAGGTTATTAAGACTACGGTCACGACCTGAAGCAATCAAACCAGTTTCGTCAGTATAATCGGCAAACATACCACCGAGGTCTGAACTGTTCACGTCCAGGTAAGCAAGTACAAGGTTTTCCACTGCTGTTGAATATACTTTACCTTGCGGCACGTTTGGCAATACAATAACGTTTTGCATGCCTAGGAAGTTCTTAAGCAATGTCATACCAAAAACGTTAGAACCGTCTGCACCGACCGCTTTATCGCCAAGATAATCAGCTACGTCAAGTGAGCTTACGAATGATACAATTGGGGCACCGTCAAATTCTGAAAATGTTTGTAGTTTACCCCAAGATTGAGCTAATGCACCTTGAAGACCTGTTCCTTTAACTTTCGTGGGATCTGTTTTAAGGAAAGTAAAGAAATTAGTTTTGATACCATTTTGGATTTCGCGCATAACACGTTGGTCCGCTTTGTCAATTGCTAGTGACGCACCATGACGCGCAATAGCTTCAGCAGAAACAGCACGACGTTTTTTGAACCATTCAACTTGATATTCTTTATCTAGTGCACGAGTCACTTTAGAAAGCGGAATAGTTTCACCTTCACCAACATTAGTGTTGTTGATGTCTGTTTCCCATTTGTAAGTACGAATTTTCATATCAGCTGACAACGGTTCTTTACGTGTCACACCGAGTAATTTCAAAAGTTCAGAGATGTTAGTACTAAATTTGTTAACGAAATCAATTGATTTAATTTCGCCCAAATCGTTCATAACGGTTAATTTTTCTTCAGCCATAAATTAGCCCTTTCTAAATAATTCTAAGTTTTCTGCAATGAGCTTCTGACGTTCATTTACGTCTTTAACAGCCATGATTTCAGCTTTACTCATTGCACCTGCTGTTGCACCACGACGTGGCTTATCTTGCGTTAGACGCTCATTCACGCGCTTTTCAACAGCTTCATCAAATACCTTTCGAACACTTGCAATGTTGTCTTTAACAGCTTCTGCAGTATCTGCCATGACCACATCAAGAAATTCAATTGGTAAACCTTCATCTGACAAAAGACTTCGTGTTTCAATGCGTAGTTCTTTAACTGCGATTGCTTTTTCACGAGCTTCAATGTCAGCTAAGCGCTTAGCTTCTTCCTCTTTAGCACGCTCGTCTTTTGTCATTTTCGCTAAACGTTCACCCTCTGATTGCGCCTGCTTAATCTTGTCTTCAGCTTCTTTTTCAGCATTAGCCACAGCACGTTGAACACGTTCTTGTACAATGTGGTTAAGCTCAGCTTGAGTGAATGTTTTGTCCGCTTCGGTAGTTTCTGGATTGTCGACTGTTTCCGTTTCAACTACTTCAGCGTTAGTTTTTTCTGCCATGTTGGCTACCTCCGTTTTAAGTCTGTAGTTAGACTGATAACCTTCACCTTTTAACGTCATGAGTAGTTTTGGACAAAATAAAAAGCCGTATTACACGACTTAAAATATCTTTATTTTTTTAATTCTTTAACAAAGCTTTTTACTGCAATAGCAATAAAACCACAAATAATCACTAAGGCTAATAAGCCTAGTGCATTTAATATCAACCACAAAATTAACATTTTTTCTCCTTTTTGGGTACAAAAAAAGCGCCTAGATTAACTCTAAGCGCAAGATAGGCGGGACCGCCGAATGTCGCCCGCATTTCTCGACCCACTAGCTAAGTGGCGCGTTGGAGGCGGATACTTTTCAACCTCTATCTTCACTTACATTATATTATAAATCATCTTTTTCGTAAAGTATTTTACGTTCTCGACGTAGCTTATTTAACTTTTGTTTTTTAATTTTATGATAATGAATAATATATGAACCATCATCTTTGGGAATCAACGCACCTTCCATTAAGTATTTTTGACGTTCAGGGACTTTTACATAAAGTAAAATCGAATTGTTGTGATGTTGTGTGTTATCAGCAATATAATCAGGATTGGTAATTAATTGCTTAATTAATAACATCTGTTCAAACGGAAATTCCGTACCATGTTTTTCTAATGTTCTTGCTAAGGAATGCGCAGAAACAAAAACTGTCTTAGGCATTCCAGATGTTGCGCGCACATTTGGTAAATCTCCGATTTCATATGTTTTGTAAAAACGTTCGGTCAATTGTTGGTAAGTAAGTCTTCCGTTTGAAATACCTGACCATAAAATTCCTAAATCATCACAAAGTTTATCAAAACTTTTTGTTTTATTAATTTCACTTTTGTTATCTAACTCATCTTCATCAGGAATAACAGCGGACCGACAATTATAATGGAATGGTGGTGCAGTTACACCAGTTTCAAACTCATCAATGCGATAACGCTTATCTTCGCTGTGAATGTTCTTACAAATCTGTGATGTCCTATTATCCATTTGAACAGATATACGATAAAATTCTAAACCAGATTCTTCATAACGTTTGATAGCTGAACGATTAACAATAGCTGTTCCATCTGTCCTAATAAGTGTTTGAGCTCGTGAGCGCGCTACATTGTACTTCTTAGCAAGTTCACCAGCCATACTTCGAACATCATCACCACGAATGAACCCACGTTTAAGAACATCTCTTAAATCTCTAGCTAAATCATCTGTATTGCCCCAAACTTGCTGCGAATAGTTCCGACCATTGAAAGGCGTATTGATAAGTTCTTTTAATGCTGGTTCGTTCAATGCACCACTATTGTCGCCCATAGCTTTCCTATAAGCATACTTAGCAGTTGACTTCAAATAGTTTTCAAAAGACTTCTCAATAATGCCTTGCATAACACCAATTTTATAAATCATTTCAAGATTCAATGCATCAAATCGTGTGACTTTCGAACTAACATATTGTTCGTTAAGTCGTTTAAGCAATTCTGGGTCTTTTTTAGCCTGCTCACGATACTTCTTAGCGTTCGCTTGATAATCTGATAGGTCGACACCTCTAAGGCGTTGTAGAGCGTCAGAATAGCTCATTTTGTTATCATCAGCATATTTAGTCACGAACGCAAATAAATCACGTTGAATCTGTGCTGATTCTGACGCGTAAATCTTTTGCAATTCAGCAAACATATCAACGTCCGTACTATCAACATAACGCATAATATCATTGCTGCGCTTTTGCCAATAATTATCGTGCTTCTTCGTCATCAGCAGTCACCTCACCAATTCTTGGCTCTGGTTCTTGTGGTTCTTCAGACTTCAGACGTTTCATTTCATCTTCTGCATCAATACCAGTTACTTGTTCTAGCAACTCGTAAACAGTTTGATCACTAACTACACCAAACAGCGACTTAGCAATATTTGCTAGTTCCGTTTCGTTTTGTGGCAAGTTAGGACTGAAGATAATAGCGGTTTGATTAATGGCTTGGTAATTCGTTGCATCACTACCTTTTATTTTCCAAATATTGACTGCTAAGCGTAACCGTCGCATAAGCCCTTTTTTGAACAAGCGCTCTTGTTTGCTGCGGTAATTATCAGACGCCATGAGCTTGTATTTCATGGATTCGCCAGATTGAATGCCACTAAAATTATTATCAAGAATATCAGGCGTGAATGTAAAACGTAAAATGTCGTTAACTAAACGTTGCTTATACGCTTCAGCACCAGCCGAATCATATTGCTTAACTAAATATTTAGCATCTGGTTGTGAGCCACCAGGATTAGGGTTATCATCAAGTACAGCTATCTGTGCTTTCTTAAATCCAAGTGCTATGCCTAAACGTCCATTTGGATTGACACGACCGTCTTCAAGATAATCATTATCATCTGAGCCAGTATAAGGATTGCCAGTGATTACCAGAATAGCGTCATTGCTGTTTTGTTGAAAATTGGCTAGTTCTGATTGTGATAAATCGTAAGCGTCAATGTCATCAAGAACTGATTCATAAGCGCCTGTGCGGTCCTCGTTATTCTTAAATTCGTTGATCGGAACACCTTTCAAATAATGTTCTGTTTCGTCAATCAAATGAAGACCAAACGTATCTTGATTGTCGTCGATGTACGTGTAAATCATATTATCTGAATACACGCGCACAACAGTTTTACGATGACCACTACCGTAATCAACTTCGTAATAATTGACACCTAACAATGACTTTTGTTGATACGTGTCGTCATAGATGATGAACGTTTGTTCTGGCGCTAAATGATACAGTTTTAAAACGACATTACCGTTTTCATCTTCTTCTGGATTTAGTAACTCATAAGCACGCCCATAAATAGACAAGTCAGTCTTAATCAAGATGTTGTGATAAGCTTCGTTTGTCTGCTCAGAAAACGTATCAATCAATTCTTGCAACGTTTTATCTTCGTTTGTGTACTTAACAGGATTACCAAGCATATATCCTTGTTCAAATACTGTGATGTATTTTGCAAAATCACTTGAAATACGATTATCAGCCGCAAACTCGTCTGTTTTATCAGGACGATACTTGATATTGTTATTACCCAAATAATAACGTTTAAGTTCTTTCAAACGACGAACTTGTAGCTTGTGTGTGTTGATGTATCGTTTTAACTGTTCAATCCATTTTTGAGACACAAAATCAATGCTTTCATAATCCTCAGTCAGCATGATAATTTGGTCGTTACTGCCTGGGTTGAACCTAGTTTTAGACAGGAATTTTACCATGTGTCACCCCCTCAAAATAAATAACTTGCTTTCTTAGTCTTTTCTTTCGTGTTGCTGTTTGCTCTCATGTCGTCAGCAAACGCATATCTTGTCGCGTCAATCGTGTGGTTATCCTTATCCTCTAGTCTTGGCTTAGGGTTACCGTCACGGTCGACTTGATAGTCAATGTTTTCAAATTCTCGTGCAATATTCGGTGTACGTTTTGGGTCAATGCAAATAAAATCTAAATCATCAAGCCAGCGCTCACCAAATTCAACTGAATCAGGACCTTTTTTAACGCCATACACATTCGGCAGATTGAAATCACCATGCAGTTCAGCAATACTTTTTGGTTCAGCACTATCTGCGCCGATTCGGTCTGACTGATAACCTCTTGATTTAATCCAGTTAGCAGCTTGACGATTGCTGATTTTCTGACCGTAATATTCATCAATTGCATAAATGCCATTGTGTTTCTTGTCATAATGCCAACGAACGAATGCTAAAGGGTCAGTAGCATAACCAAAGTCAAGACCGTTACGAATATTGTCAAAGTTAGCTATTAAATCATCTGGTATTCTTTCAAAGCGTAAATTATCGAACGGAACTACACCAGAACCGATAGCCTCACCAAGGTATTCCCAACGATAACGCCGCTCATCTCTAGCTTTGGTTGCCTCAGCCTCTTCAATGAATTCTTTAGCAATGTAAGGATTATCAAGATAAGTCGAATGGTGAACGAATGTATTCACTGGTTGAAACTGTGTGCCATATTTCTTGTTAACCCAGCTTTGTTTTCGTTTCGGCGGGTTGTATGTGTAGAAAAACTTATAAAAAAGACCACTACCAAGTTCACCACGTAATAGTGAGTTAGTAATCGTCTTAACTTCATCTTCAGTTTTAAACTCAGCTAATTCTTCAATCCAACCAATCGCAAACGGAAACTGACTGTCTTTCAGTGACTTGATACGTTCTGGATACTGTGCCCCACGAAATACAATATAATTACCTCGTGGCAAGTATGTAATACGCAACGGCGACTTATTAAACTTAAACAAGTGTGTCACTTGCTGCTCACTGATTGCCCATTTGAGCTGTTCATAGACCGACTGCTCAAGTGTGTTATCCGTTTTACGTATACACACAGCATTCACTGCATAGCGCATAATCAATTGAATAATGATGTGTGCCACATCTGATGATTTACCTGAACCACGCCCACCCTCACACACAACATGTAAAATACGTTGATTGAGACTAGCACGCCACACGCTGTGAAACTTTGGTGGTATCAAACTTGAAAGCTTAATTGATGTCATCTTCAAACACCACCTGCTCAACAGTTGCGTCTAACTCAACCTTATCAGTAAACAACCTATAACGCTTACCAAGAAGCTCAGCTGCTTTTGTGCGTGCTTGTACTGGCGGAACAGCGTTAACGACTTTTTGTGTACCTTCACCGTCTAAAACAAGCAATGGTTCAGTCTTTTCACCACGCATAACAGCTGTCAGGTATTCCATGACCTCTTGCTGATCGGCTACTTTTTGAGATTGCAACTCTGCTAGTTTTTCATCAATGTAAGATTTGATTGTAGTATTTTGTAGTAATTTACTTGCGTTTGTATTTGCATAATTTTTACTATAACCCGCTTTAACAGCTGCATCTGTTGCATTTCCAGAGATGATGTACTCATCAGCAAATCTCTGTTGTTTCAACGTTAACTTAGTGATTTTTCATCACCTCCAATCTAAAATAAAAAGCCACACAAACGTGTGACTGTTAGAGGAATAGCGGGAGTTGCACCCGCATCTCTAGCATAAAATCTAGCTGTACTAACTATTTGTACTATATTCCAACAGTTCGTCCAAAAGGTTGCACAGACAAACAGTAATACACTCAACCTGAATCGTGTACCGTTTTTTAGGCATCTGTCACAAGATGTTTAACCCTTTACCATTTATTTTCAACTCTAGCCATTGTAACCTGACCTGTTGCGGACCCATTCGAAGCAACATAACTCTAAAATCTCAAGAAACCTCGCCTTTATTTTCAAATCTTGATGATACCATAATAACGCATTTTAGGTGACAAAAATACCGTGTTTTTTGTCACTTTTACGAAAAACCATAAAAATCAGCAAAAATTTCTAAAATTCGTTGACGTTTTCGGTAAATTGTCTTGATTGACATGTGCATTTTACCAGCAATGGCGTCCCAGGTATTCACACTACCTCTTGCCCAACGTAGCCAGAAAATGCGTTTCATATCATCGTCTAACATATTCAACGTATTTTCTACTGCATTTTTCTGCGCGTACAGACTATTTAGACGCTGATCACTATCCCATTTAGCAACTAAATTCTCAGTCGGCTTAGACACAATGTTAGAACGTCCACCACCCACGTTTTCGTCTGTATTTGGAACGTCACTGATTTCTAGCTTTCTCACAGCAATTTTATGGTCAATGCTCACATAATCAAACAATAGCTCATCAAGTGCTTTTAATTGTGAATTACTCAATTTTCCCACTACTTCACAGCTCCTTTATGATATAATATAAATGTCATTTATATATATCTTAGGTCCTTGCGTGTGCAGGGGCTTTTTTGTGTTTCCACAAAATGGGCAGGCGCACGACCCAAGCATTGAATTCCCACAAGGAAAGTAGCGCCTTGCATAATCACGAACGACTGATAATTCGCTTTAGAATGTGCATAGAAATAATTTTAAGGAATACCTCGTTTCTAAATATTTCAGTCTGTTGCTAGCTAGCCACCCAGTAGACCAACAAGCTATATACTAATTTGCGTGAGAAGAAGTGCGTTAACACCTCTATTCCATTTTAAAAATATTCTGGGTTATACCCACGCAAGGATTCGAACCTTGCTAGATACCAAAAGTGGGCTATGCTTCTAAATCGATATTTTCAATTTCAGCACGTACTTCTAAAATATTAAGATAAGCTTTCATTCTAGTTCAATAACTACATGAAGCCAAACACCAAACTCATTTCCGTCAATGCTTACTTCAACACCGTTTACATAATCACCATAAAAATCATCAAGGTCAATATTATCAAGATTGTATCTTGTACCTTCTTTTTCAAGAAGAATTGTAGCATCGTTTCCTTCGCAATCACAAAAGGCATGATTGTCTAAATAATCTTCAATAGTTACGTTCATTCTCTTCCTCCCCAATTATCGGCATAATACACAATTACTTGATTTTCTTCTAAGAGTTTAATTTGCGCCTTAGCATCTTCAAGTTCAGCTTTTAAAACTATCATTTCGGACTTGCTTTCATGCCTGCCAACATCATAGCCAACAGCAATACACATAAACGCTGCAAGCATGACAATTAATCCAATCACTAAATCTTCATTTTTCATGTTTCAACCTTTCTCACTTTAAAGCTGTATAAGCGTTTGGTACGATACTGCCATTTGAGGTTATTCACTTTTTCAAGTGCTTCTTCGTAGGTGCCAAAGCGATACGTCTCATCAACCATATTGTCAAAATACAACACTACCTCATACATTGCCTACTCCTTTCGCTTGTTTGTCTAGCCAGTCCCAGATTAAGTGAAATTGACCATTGACTAGCTCATCATTGCCGTACTTTTCACAGATAGCCACAATGGACTGATTAGCCCATTCCCAGTAAGCAACTGTTCCAAAACCGACTTCTTGTGATTTCATATTGCTAGCCATCATCCATGCCGTGACTTCATTTTGAAAGAAATCAATATAATCAATTTTCATAAGCTTTCTAACCTCACATAAATTCCTACGGTGTCCGACCAGAATTTTTCAGTAATCTCACTAGCCACACGACTATCGTTGACAAAGAAGCCAAGTTCTTGCATACAGTCTTTAGGTAATTTCAACAGGTTTTCCGTGTCTGGTTTCGTATGTTTGTACTGACCGTTAGTTGTCCCCTTAATTTTTGGAAACAACCATTTAGTAGTTAGCCTCAACGGACCGTCCAACGGTTCATTTGGCGCATACGGTGCTAACAGTTCCATAAACATTGTCCGCGTTTCCTTTAGCTCGTCTGGCTCATAGAACTGTGGCTTACCACGTATAACACGGACTTTCTTTTGCTGGTGAGTAACTGTTGGAATTTTCTTCATTGGGATAAAGAATTCAATCATCTTTTACCTCTGCAATTTCGTATAAGTCATTATCCCACACACCAAGTGATCTCCAAGTGCTCTTAGAGTGCTTTATAATTTCTGGACTACATGCACGTCCGTAATGACTCCAGCCGCCATTCTTTCCAAGATAAGAATTGGTTATCTTGTTCTTAGCTGTATAAAGCTTCTCTTTCTCGACTTCGTAGCCGTAAAGAATAGCATTTACTAGACGACGTTTTACACTTTCAATGTCTTCTTTCCCTTTATATGGCTCGTATGATAGTTCAATTTGTTCCCCATGGCAGCTAAAACAAAAATCATTTCCCCAACCTTGGCGTGTTATGACGTACAATCGGTCTTCTCTGTGTCTGTAGTATGCTTTTAGTTTATCAAGCCATTCAGCTTCTAGCTTAGACACTACCACTTTTTCTGGCTCGTCAAGTTCTTCGACCAATTCCAACGCATAAGTTAAACCGGTCTCTTTACCTCTTTGAAAATCGTTTAAAATAAAATCTGGGATTGCATTCTCAATCTTTTCAATCGCTTCTTGTTTCTTCATATTTTCACCTCATTTTTCTACTTTTTGATTTATAGTTGTTTTTCACGCGCTTTGTCAAAGATGAGACAAAGGATAAAGGGGCAGAGCTTACAGCCCCTTTTCCTTTTCTCTTTGACTTTTGACGAAGGAAAAACACTTTTAATAACTCTGGAAGAGTTATACCTGTTTTCTTCCAGAAAATAACATGTTTTTTTCGCGTTTTTTTCCTAGCAAGAAATACTTGAAAAAAACATTATTTTTCGTACTAGGAAATGAAAAAAACGTACTCTTTCACGTTGTTTTCAACATGTTTTTTTCTTTCTTTCGTAGAATGCAGTTTTTGAAAAAAACGTTATTTTTCATTTTTTTCTACATTAGCAACTTGATAAATTATTCCTTTTTGAGCGATAAAATCTTCATGTTCTTTCACATAATTCAGCACGGTTCTCTCTGTAGTGTCCAGATACTCAGCTAATTCTTTTTGAGTTACTGGAGTCGAACCGTCAGATAATGCGCTATAAGCTGTTTCTAATTTTTCTTGTCGCTCTTTGAGTTTTTCTTTTTTGGATTTTCTACTATCCTTAGCTTTCTGCCATGCAGGTTTACTGTCTTCCAATTGAATATCTGCAAGAACACCTGTTGTATCCACAGAGTGAACTGGATAGCTGAACCACATGTTGAGCGGTGAGAACTTCGCAAATTCACGAAGCGTACCCTCAACACGCCATGCTGTGGCAATCTTGATAGATTCCTCCACTTGCTGGATTTCATGCAAGTATGGCTTTCTAACCATGATGTCATCAAGTGCTTTATCAAAATGTTTAGACATCTGTGCGACACTTTGCAAATCATCAAGCGTGATTTCGTGTTGGTAATAGTCTAAATTCTTTTCTTTGATAGCACGTTTAAACACGTCGCATTTCGCTTTGTCAGTACGTTGTTTGATGATAGTTTCAGTCAAATCAAGTTCCACTAAATCAATAAGTGCGTCAGGGTCACGCGCAAACACTCCTGAACCACTAGCACGGTCCATTGATTTCTTGCCACCTTGAGCACCTTTTGAATGGTGGTGACAGTAAATCACACTACAGCCTAACTCAGTAGCTACTTTGTCAAACTGGTTAGTAAAGTGTGCCATTTGGTCTGCGCTGTTTTCGTCACCTGTTAAAACTTTATAGATTGGATCAATGATAACAGCTTGATAATTTTTCTTAAGTGAACGTCTGATCAGCTTAGGTGCTAACTTATCCATTGGCACAGTCTTACCACGAAGATTCCAGACGTCAATGTTTTGGACGTTGTTTGCTTGAAGTCCCATAGCTTCATACACATCTTTAAAACGGTGCAATGCTGACGGTCTATCAAGTTCCAGATTGACATATAAGACACGCCCTTGCTCACATTGCCAACCGAGCCATTTAGCTCCTTCAGCTATAGCAATTGATAGCTCAATCAGAGCGAACGATTTACCAGCTTTAGACGGACCAGCAATCAGCATCTTATGCCCCTGACGCAACACACCATGGATAAGCTCTGGTGCTAAATCTGGCATATCGTCCCAGCTGTCTAGCAGACCTTCAGGGTCTGGTAAATCATCATTTAAATCTTCGACCCACTGATACCATTCATCATAATTTGCTTTACCAATGTTGGTGTCAATCAAAAATTGCTTGTGTCCGTTTCGTGTCACACCAGGCATGCGACTTAAACGACTTGGATTGCGGTTTTGCGTATCAATATCAAGACCGTTCTTTTTACAGATTTGATAGATGTAATCTACGCGTTTGCGGTATTCTTGGTAATCTCTGGCATCTACTTTCACGACTGCGTGCAGTGATTTTTTACCAGAATGGACCAAAGTTGCAATTGGTAGTTCAAGCTCTTTAAATAGTGCATATTGCTTACCAATGTCTAACGTATCTGATTCAACGAGCGCGTAACGATAGTCTGTGACATTGTCATTTTTGACACCTTTACCGTCTAACGGATTGAATCGAATCCACGCACCTGCTTCTTCCTTATAGTCACCAAAGACAGCGCCGATGTCGTCAGGTGTCTTTTGTAGCAACTGGATAAGCTCACCAGCGGTCCTATCAAAGTTTCCTTGCGTTGGTTTGTAAATCGTACCATTGTCTGTTTCAATTGGATAAGTTGCTGTTACGTAGCCAACCAAATCCGTTGAATCAAACAAGGTTTCTAAGTACTTGATTAAGTCTTGTGCAGGTTGCCAGTTTAATGGTTCTCTGATTTCCTTGGATTCGATCCAGTTTTTATCTACGATTTGATAATCACGATCAATCGTATCTTCCCAATCTAATTCGTGAGAATCACAACGTCCATTTGACGCAGGTTGCCAACCATTCTCTTTCGCTAGCTGCGTGATAGTAGCTCCTGTTACGACACTACCTGCTTCTTCGTTGAAAGTATCCCATTTTTTGAAACACTCTCCACGTTTATAACGTGTATCAGCTTGCGACCAATTATCCCAATCCATAGCTGTATAGCCTTCGTGTTTCAAAGCCATACCAATTTGGCACCAAGTCGCATAATCTACCATGGCAGGATTGATATAATCCAGCAATGGTAGCAGGTCAAAATCTCTCTCTGCCATGTTTATCCTTTCTTATTTATTCTGGTTTAAATTCCGCTGGTCGAATACCACGAGGAACACGCCAACCGTTTGCAGCAATGCGATTGATTAGGCTACTTGCGCTGTCGAATGTCCACATACCAACATTTTTAAAACCGTAGCGTTCAAGTAAACGAATTTGTTTAGGCGTTGTTAACCCTTCTGTTTGACGTTTTTTAAGTCGGTCTAACAGCTTGCTAGCCTTACCAAAATTGCCAATATCATCAGTAAAGATACCGAACTTCTCTAATGCTTTTAGTTGTTTGTCTGTTGGCGGTGTCATCTCAATGCCAAACGCTGGAACATAGTCCGCTAAGTCCTCGGCTTGGATAGACATTTCAAATTGCAGTGGGTCAACTAATCGACGTTTACGCTTGCGCATTTCTGACAATTGTTTTGCAAGTGCTTCTTCACGTTCAGCCACAACGTCCTTGCTAGCTGTTTCTTCAGCTTCCAGCAATTCAAATTGTTGGTTAGTCTGTTCAGCCATGTTCTCAACCATCTTCTTAGCCACTTCTGGGCTGTCAGTAATTAGATGCGCTGGTCTGCATAGCTCGTGGCGTTCGGTGTGCCAAAGGAAATCTAAAATCAATAAATTATCTTTACCTTCAGCTAATCGTGTACCACGCCCAACCATTTGGCTGTACAGTGCTCTAACTTTTGTCGGTCTTAATACCACCACACAGTCAACACTTGGACAGTCCCAGCCTTCAGTTAGTAGCATGGAATTACAAAGAACATTGTATTTACCTTTATCAAAATCTTCTAAGACTTCCGCACGGTCTTCTGATTCGCCATTCACTTCAGCGGCTTTACAACCTTTCTTGTTTAAAATGTCACGGAATTTCTTAGATGTTTTGACTAATGGCAAGAACACAACTGTTTTGCGGTCTGAACATTGCTTAACCATTTCATCTGCGATTTGTTCTAGATATGGATCTAACGCTGTTCCAACTTCACTAGCTTTGAAATCACCAGCTTGTTGACTGACGCTTGATAGGTCTAATGTCAACGGTATAGTAACTGCTGTAATCTTTGATAAATAACCAGATTTGATTGCATCTACAATTGAATATTCATAAGCGAGACTGTCAAAGAACTTACCTAAATTCTTTTTATCACCACGATCTGGCGTTGCTGTAACACCTAAAACATTGGCATCTTCAAAATGTTGCAATACTCGTTGATAACCATCTGATATAGCGTGATGTGCTTCATCAATCACAATTGTGTCAAAATAATCTGGCGGGAATTGGCTAAGTCTTTTCTCACGTTGCATTGTTTGGACTGAACCGACAACGACACGGAACCATGAACCAATTGATGTGCTTTCTGCTTTCTCTAGTGCTGTTCCTAAGCCTGTAGCGGTTTTTAATTTATCGCTAGCTTGTTCTAAGAGTTCTGACCTATGTGCCAGGACGAGCACCCGCTCGCCCATTCTCACACGGTCTTCAATAATCTTAGAAAATACGATAGTCTTACCGCACCCAGTAGGAAGGACTAGCAGCGTTCGCTTTCTGCCCTCTTCCCACTCTTGCTGAACAGCTTCGCGGGCTTCTTCTTGATATTTTCTAAGCTTCATTAGCTACCTCTTAAAATTGCCCAGCTTGGAATCCTGCAGCTTGTTGAGGCGCTTGTGGTTGTTGTGGGTATTGTTGAGGTGCTGTCGGTTGCATTGGTTGTTGATATGTAGGCTGTTGTGGTTGACCTTGCACGTTCGCGTTCAATACTTTAGTCCAATCAACTTCATCTGCATAAATCATTGCTTTAACATTGTCATATTCACGGTCAGCATATTGTCCAGTACCTTTGCGTTTGTTTACTCGGCAAACACCTTTTGCGCCGATGACACTGTTCCAATTCATACGAAGTGGTTCACCGTGTTTCTTTTGACCGATTGCCCCAAAGAATGCTGACAACATACCTTCTGTTGACGTGTGCAAGAATAAGTTATGTGTTAATTGTGCAATACCTTCTGCTGTTTCGATTTGAAGGGTAAGTGTAGCTTTATTACATGCTGGAAGTTTTCCTGGATTTTGTGGGTTTGGCGTGTGACGTCCACGTTCAAGGTTAGTGACTGTGAATTGGTAGTCACCAGGTGCAAGCTGTACGAATTCTTTGGCGTCTGTGGTAATTTCATCATCCCACCCTAATTCATGGTCAAAGTTATTGTTAAATTGTGTCATGTTAATTTCTCCTTGTTTCTATAAATTATTAAAACGGTAAAATACGATTATCTTTAATCATGCTAAACACTTGGTCCCAAGCGCCGATAAGAACACCGTCGATAAAGCCTGGGTCATACATGATAACTGGCGTGTCTTCTGGATAGTAACCCTTTTGAGCAACTGCCTTTTGGACTTCAAGCTCTGTGACTTGATTTTGAATCATCAAATCACGCAGAGCTTGTGGCAAGGCTAAATTAGGCTCTTGGTAAGGCTGACGTTCTGGCGCAGGCTCGGTCAAGCTCTCGGGTACCGTTTCGGTACTTTTGCTTGGTAGCTGTTCAGGTTGTGCCGGCTTTGGTTCCTGTGCTGGTGCTTGTGGAGCAGGTTCAGGCGCTGTTTGTTGTGGTTGTGGTTGAGGTGTAGGCTGTGGTTGCGCTTGATTAAAGATGTGTGCAATGCCTGCATAATCAAATGGCATTTCTTCTGGCAAGTCGTGACGGTTCTTAGCATCCCATGCTGGGTGATGTTGCGTGTACAGAACACGTTGTCCACCAGTAGCTTTTTTCTTTTTGTTATCAGCAGTCATTACGACTGTTTTATAATTTGCAAACAAAACCATATCAGCCCATTCTTTAACGAGTGGTGCAGTTTGTGAGCTTGTTTTTTTACCAAGCTTAAGTTCCCAACGATCATAAGATCCCATCTCGTCAGGCTGTTCAAACTTACGAATTTGGGCATGTGCAGTTAACACAATATTGATACCTAAATCTACAAGTTCTGATAAACTGTTCAAAAAACGTCCTAATTCTTCTTTAACGTAAACATAACCGTTACCATACCCAAAATCTTCAATACCTTTTTTCTGATGCAGTGCGCAGATATCATCTACTATTAAGCTTTCTGCCCAGTCGATTGTGTCAATAATAAGTGTCTTGCAGCAAGTAGGATTAGCTTTGACCCATGCAATTTCATTTTTTAGCATGGTATAGCTTGACGGTTTATTCAAGCGTGAGACGTCCATGTTATCTGTTGAGCCTTCGGTGTCAATAAATACTGCTCCTGGGAATTGTGATGCAAAGGTTGATTTACCAATACCTTCTGGACCATAGATGACTACTTTTTGGGCCCGTGCGCGTTTTCCTTTTGTGATTTGCATTAATCGTCACCCCCAAAAATATCATCAAGCGCATCAAATAGCATTTTAGCCTTGCTTTGATTGTCGGCCTTAATTTCTTCTGATTCTTCACCGTCTAGTGTCGTGAGTGTATATTCAGTTTCAACTTTTAGTGGTTCTGCTTCAAATGCTTGTAACAAGCATTCGTATTTTTCCTTATCTTCTTTGAAATTCTCTTCAGGAATAGAAAGCGCTGATTTAATTTCTTTGGTATAGTTAGCTGTAAATGCTAGAGCATTTTCATTGTTTTTATACGCGCTTAGAAAATAACCTTTTTCTTTGCTGCGAAATACGATAAATGTTTCAGTTTGTTTCATTGTTTTTCTCCTTTTTAAAATGTTCCTGCTGTAAATGTTGGTTTTGTAACTGGTGCTTGATGCGCTTCGTTGACGACTGAATAACCGTCCTCGATTATCACAGCACATTCTTCACCAGTTGACACTCTTGTGGCAATAGCTTGCAAACCTTCTTGTTCTAACCAATTGCCGAACTGTTCAAGTGTGATTTGGTCCATTTGTTCTAGTTTGTCAATCAGAACAAAACCACATTCTGGTTTGAGCTTACGAACAATCGCAGTAGCCACCATAAGCTGTTGTGAACCACTCATGTTATCCCACTCTTGCCCTTGATAAAGTAGCTTACCGTTGTTAACTGACAAGCCTTCAAGTGGCAAGTCTGCGTTAGTTAACAAGTCTGTTTTTTGCTGGCGTATAGCTTCAATTTCATTGGTCAATTGATTGTATTGTTCACGTTGTTGTTTAGCGTCGTCCTCAGCTTTATCTTTGTCTAAGTTAGCACGAACACGTCTGTTAGTTTCGTCAATACGTGCAATATTTTCTTCGATTTCAGCTGTTGACTCGTCGTGCAAGTCCATGGCGTCAGTCTGTGCAATAGACAAATCATTTTCAAGCTGTGCCAATTGCGCTTCTGCTTGTTTCAGCTTTTGCTTAAAGTCCTCTACTTCAGCTTTCTTGAAGTCGTAGTTTTGTTGAATGACTGTCACATTTTGACGTTTACGAGCATTCTCACCGTTCTTAGCTAAGATAGCTTGTTGCTGTTGGATAAGTTCTGAAATACTAACCAGTTCTTTTGGGGCGTCTGGGTAATATGGCTGTTCTTTTGCGAACTTTTCCTTTTGGTCAGCAATCACACCAATTGCATGTCGTTGGTTGTAGATTTCCTTTTCTTTTAGCTCTAGTTCTGCCAATTGGTCACCGACACCGATAATTTGCAAAAGCGTGTTAGCCTTGTCTTTTGGTGTGCTTTCCATAAATTTAGGTAAGTTGATAGCTAATTCTTCCACAAAGCTATCAAGTAACTGTTGTCCTGCTTTTTGACCGTTAGGGTCAATGACTTTAAGCGAGCTGTTCTTACCTTTACGTTCAACGATAAGACCGTTTGATAAGGTTACTTTTAACGTAGGCGGTACCATTGAGCCCTCACGTTCTGCTTTACTTGGTTTGTATTTGTTACCACCTAATGCCCAAGCGATACTGTCCAGAACGCTTGTCTTACCTTGGTTATTATTCCCACCAATTACGGTTAAGCCAGTTGCTGACGGTTCAATTTTGACCGCTTTAATCCGTTTGACGTTTTCAATTTCTAGTTTATTGATTGTTACCATCAAATTCCTCATTTCCAATTCTGAATGTATTAACTTCTACCGTTTTAGTCTCCGTGATAATTTCACTGTTTTCTAAAGCGAAGCCAAGCAGTGCATTCGTGACACTTGTCAATGTATAACCACATTTGTCTGCAATTTCAGCGATTTCATTGTAAATATCAATATCACACCCAATACGACCATATCCATTTTGTTGAGCTCCTAATTTTTGTTTTGCCAATCTCATTTTGTCATAGCCTTTCTAATTTCTAACTGGTCGATTTCATCAAGCTGATTGATACATTTATCAAGCGTTGATGGCAAGATATAGCCTTCAGCAATGATGATGTCGAGTAAGTTTGCTTTTGCAATAGTTGCAAAATAATGTTTTGTTAGTTCGTTGTTAAGACGTCTGTTTTCGTCTTTCAAGAACGCATTTTCGTTAATAACCTCTTGTATCATATCTACATATCCCAACAAATACCCAACGCTAACACCAAAAAAATCAGCAAGTTGTTGGGCTTTGTCTGGTTTTATCTGACGTTCTCCATTTTCCCAGCGTAAAACAGTTATTTTTGAAACATTTATTTTATCTGCTAATTCTTTCTGAGTTAGCTTTTTTTCTTTTCTGAGTTCTTTCAATCTATTCATGCTTAGCGCTCCACTTCTGACTATTGCTATGTGCTCGCTCTGTAAAGATATAGTCTTTATAAGTCTCGCTTCGATAATAGCGCACATCTTCATTACGTCGTTTTAATAACGTTAACGTAAATACTTCTGCTAACGATAAGATTGCAATTGCTACGATTAAATATGTCATAATAAAACCTCTGCTTCTAATTTCATGTTTTTTAGCATTTCAGCTAATGTTTCTTTCTTTGATAAATACCTGTTGCGTGATTTCCACTTGACGAATAATGCAAATCCTTCATAGTTGATAAAGACTATTTTGTGCGTTGGATTGTCAATATACTTGTTAAAGTCTGGATGTTCACGCATTTCAGCCGCCCACTGCTTAGCTACTGGTTTGCTAAGTCCTTCCCAACGTTGCATCAAGTGGTCATAATCGCCCCACTCCGCTTTTTCGTCATTACCAACAGCTCTGTAAGTTATTTCGACTTTTGGCATAGCGTGCTCCTTTTAAATGTGATATAATTTACTTTAGTTTTGTTTGTTATGCGACTGATTGCCGTCAGTCGTTTTTTTGTGTCCAAAATACATGCACCGTCCTTTCTATAGTTAAGCCCTTTCCGTGATATAATGAAAATATCTTTACGGAAAGGAAAAAAAAATGTGGATATTGATGATATTCTTATCAAAACTATTAATAAGTCTGTAGATGATAACTTTAATGTCAATCATCAATTTATTTCTTATGTAGTCGAAGAACTCAATCAAGCCGATTTAGGCATCACTAATGAGCAAGGTCAGCATTTAATCAATGTATTGGAATATGTTTCGAAACAATCTGCTCAAAGTGGTGCGATTGCGGCTATTAAAGCTTTGATTGAAGCTGGTTTGATATCTGACCAGTAGCGATTTCTGAAGCACTTAAGTTTTTGTTCTGTATAGCTTTAGAAATAACCTTTGGATCTATTGTTATTTTAGCGATAGATCTTTTTTTGTTTCCACTGTACGGATAACGTTTTGGTTTCATGTTTGTTCCTTTCTTTTGTGTTCTACTGCTCTCAACTAGCAGTTATAGCCCTAGCAAGTCATTTTGATTTGGTGAATTAAAGTTTTAAGGGTATTGTTTAAAAAATAAATGAGGAGATTTTACTATTGAAAATTATTACCGTTTTGATTAATGACTTGTATTTGTTAACTTGCTAGAGCCGTAACTACTAGCTGAGAGGGTAAAAGTTTACGACTCAACCACGAATCGTGGTCTTTTTAGGTAAAAAAATTTCGTGGATATCTTTTTCAAGAATATCAGCGATTAAAAACATTTCTGTTGATTTGAAATCGGTCCGACCTAGTTCCTTTGAGCGATAAGTCGTTTTGGAAATATTTAATTTTTCAGCCATCTGCGCTTGTGTCAAACCAGCTTGCTTTCTCAACTCATATAATTTTATCTGCAATACCCCTCACCCCTTTCTAAATTTGATATAATGTTTGTAAAAATGATTGGAGAAATCTTATGGATAAAAATAACTTACGTTGTCCATTCTGTCAAAAAGGTGCTTCTGAAACTTATCAAACCTATCACGAAGAAAATATTTTCTTTAATATGCACGGCACACTACATCCCTCACAAGCAGATTTTGAACGTCGCGATGAAATCATCGTTCAACTATTCAATTGTCCAAATCCAGAATGTCAAAAAATATCTATTGATATCATAGGTGTAGGCAACCAATTTTCTAATCGTATCGTGCACTTCTACCCAAACTCTCTCGCCAATAAATACCCAGAATACATTCCCAAAACTATCAGAGACGACTATGAGGAAGCACACGCTATTCTCAACCTTAGTCCCAAAGCCTCTGCAACCCTATCAAGGCGCTGTCTTCAAGGGATGATTAGAGATTTTTGGCAAATTTCAAAGAATAGATTAGTTGATGAAATCGACGCTCTCAAAGAAATGGTGGACCCAAGCACCAAATTAGTGCTTGATGCATTGCGTAAACTAGGCAATATTGGGGCTCACCCTGAGAAAGATATCAATTTGATTGTAGACATAGAGCCAAACGAAGCATTAAAGCTCCTAAAATTCATCGAACTGCTTATGCAAAAGTGGTATATAGAACGCCATGAAAATGAACAACTTTTACAAGATATCCTTGATTTGGATGCAGAAAAGCAACACCAAAGAAAATCTTAATTGATTGGTTCTAGTTCGAAAATAAAATCTCCATCCATACTGTAGTACTGAATCACTACTCTATCTGGATTGTCTCTAATCACTGTTACTTTAATTACTTTTTCAATAGATAGAATACTTCTTTTTTCCTTCATCCTAAAGTTCCTTCCTAGCCCTTTTTGGGCTTTTTATAAACCTTATAAACCTGTCTGCCGATAAACGACAGAACAAACAATCCAACTAACCATTTCATCTTGTTTTCCTCTGCTAAATCGTGTTCTGGTAGGTTTTTAGTATGTCCACCATTTGCTGTTTCTCCTTGTTTTATTTGGTTAATTCCTTAACCTTGACTATATTATAGACCACGTTTCGTGGTCTGTCAACAGTTTTTTTGCGAAAAAACAAAAAAAGTTTTCTTTTCGTGGTTTTTTATGCTATTATTATGTTGTAAGAAAAGAGGTGATGAATATGGATAAAGAAGAAATTGCCAAATTTATCGGAAACAAAATAAAAGAATATAGGAAACAAAATAATTGGACTCAAACTGAATTAGGCGAGAAAATTGGCATAGGTAAAAATGCTATAGGAAATTATGAACGTGGTTTCCGTTCTCCTAAAAAAGATACTATGTATGCTTTAGCTAACGCTTTTGATATTTCAATTGATGACTTATTTCCACCGATTGAGTCAGCCAAATTAAAACAGAATGTAACTAAAGTCAATTTTGACCCTCGTCAAGCAATCTTATTATCCAACTATAATAAGTTAAATGATAATCGTAAAAATAAACTTGTACAGACATCAGAAAAGCTTTTAGCTGAAGAACACGGCAAAGTTATTGACATTCAAGAAAAACGCGCTGAATATGATACTAGAAAACGAGTAAGCCTGCCTGCTCCTGGTAAAGTATCGGCTGGCACTGGTTATTGGCAAGAAGATGATTACGATACAATGGTTGACTTTGACGCTGACGAGATACCAGACGAAGATGAGTATGACACAATCGCTATTGTTGTCGGACATTCAATGGAACCTAAAATTAAAAATGGTGACTTCCTTTTTATCAAGTTAACAGACCAAGTTGATTTAAATAAAATTGGTATTTTTAAAGTTAACGGTGAAAATTATGTCAAGAAGCTAAAAGGTGATTATTTAGAATCATTAAACAAGGAATATGACGATATTCCACTCTCTGAAAATGATGACATTAGAACTATTGGGGAAGTTGTAGATATTTATAGAGAAAAGTAGAGGTTGGAATTATGAACTTTGGAAAATTAAAGGATATTGCAAAAACAGCCACAGAAAAAACAGTTGCTGGCGTCAGCAAAGCTAATGAAACACGCAAAAAAGCCAGCCAAGAAAATAAAATGAAAATTGGAAATGAAACCGTTAGAAAAACAGTTGACGGTCAATATTATTTTGGTTTCTATTCTGAAACACCTTACTTATTTGAATTCGCAGGTTTTGATTTTGTTGGTTCTACAATTACGCAAAAGACTGTTACTAAAGGCAAAACTAAGCAACAAGGGCGTACAGGTAGCGTGTTAGGCGGTGCAGCAATTGGTAGTATAATTGCTCCTGGAGTTGGTACAATTGTAGGTGGCATGGCTGGTGGTTCACGTAAGAAAAAAGGGACAATCGATTCTACTTCTGTTACTACTACTGAAGAAAAACCAGGAAAAGCCATTGTTAAGTTTCGCGCCATCAACGGTGATGAAGTCAAAACAATTAAAACTAAACTCACGCAAGCTGAAGCTAACAACGTACAAATGTTCTTTTTAAGCTAAACAGTTAGAAGGGATATTGATTTATGAATGATCATTTTAGGAAACTTGTCTAAGAACTACTTGAACAAGTTGAGGAGATTTTACTTGGAAAATAAAAAATAGTATAAAACACTTGACACACATTGAAAATTAAGAAAAAATAAAGTTTTTTTACTCAAAAGAGTTGACAAAAAAAATAAAGTGTTCTAAAATGAATACACAATAAAGTTAGTTCAGCTCTTGAGAGTAGACCCCCCACCATAAGGGGAGTGCCGAAATCAAGAGCTTTTTGTATTTTGGAGAAGAATAAAGATTGAAAATAGCAATTTTGGTAGATGGTGGTTTTTATAGGAAACGTGCAGCAACTGTCTTAGGACATTTGACTGCTAAGCAGAGAGCCACCGAATTATATAGTTACTGCAATAGGCATCTAAAAGATACAAACTACGGTGATGAAGTCCGTCATGATTTATACAGAATTTTTTATTATGACTGCCCTCCTATTTCAAAACAAGTTTATCATCCTCAATTAAAAAGAACTATAGATTTTAGTAAGAGCGAAACTAAGGCATGGACTGAGGATTTCTTTAATGAATTGAGCCATAAACGTAAAGTTGCTCTTAGGCTCGGTGAACTAAGCGAGGGAACAGTACATTATAATTTAAAACCAAGCTCAACTAAAAGATTATTAAATAGTACTATAACTGTTGAAGATTTAACTGAAAAAGACTTTAGCTTATCTATGCAACAAAAAGGAGTTGACATGCGTATAGGTCTTGATATAGCTTCTTTAGCTTATAAACACCAAGTCGATAAAATTGTATTGATAGCTGGAGATAGTGACTTTGTTCCTGCTGCAAAGCTTGCTCGCAGAGAGGGGATTGATTTTGTCTTAGACCCTCTTGGTAGCCATATAAAAGATAGTCTGAGTCTTCACATTGACGGTCTACGCACCTGTGATAATGCTTATAAACAATAAAGCAAAAAAACCTTACACTCTCCGTCGCCAAACTTAGAATGTAAGGAATAATTGATAGTATAGTAAAAAACCTGCATGCGTAGGGCTCTTTACTATACCCATTTTAACAAAAAAGTGAGGTAAAAACAATGTTTGTCGAAAAACACAAAAGCGGAAAAGTCAATTTTGGGGAACGTTACAAAAATCCATACACAGGCAAATGGCAAAAAGTCACTATCTTAATGGACAGAGACACCCCAAGGACAAGAAAGCAAGCTCAAAAGATACTTCAAACTAAAATAGCGAAAAAAATAAGCACGCTAGAATCCTCTGAAATGTCGTTTACAGAGCTTTTCGATAGTTGGTGGGCATTTCATAAACAAGAACTAAAACGCTCTTCTATCGCTTCGCTGAAGGGAAATATCAAAGAAATCAGAGACACTTTTGGGATTGACGTCAAAGTCACCAATATCGACCCCAAATACGTCCAGAATTACTTAGATAATTTGAAGGGATCTAGGAATAAGAAAGAACGCACAAAAACATTACTCAACCAAGCCTTTGATTATGCTATGACGTTAAACATTACCCAAGACAATCCTGCCAGACGTGCCAAACTACCTAGAGTTAAAAAAACCTTAGAAGACTGGAAAAAAATCGAACAAAAATATCTTGAAGAAAATGAAATTCAACCATTTTTAAAAGAATTTAGGCGAAGACCTAACACATATAGACTTGCTTTATTAGCCGAATTTATTAGTTTGAATGGTGGACGAATAAGTGAAATTGTTAGTATAGAACCTGCGAACATCAACTTTGAAAACAGAATTCTTCAACTACACGGGACATATGATCATACAGATGGATATCAAAATGGTGAAAAAACCTCTCCTAAAACACCTGCATCCTATCGTGAAACGTTTATGACAAAACGAGAAATGGAAATCATCAAAGAATTTCAATTCATGAACGAGATTGAAAAGAATACTAACCATCGTTTTAAAGATATGGGATATATTTTTACCACTAAAAACGGAGTTCCGATTCAAACTAACTCATTTAATGAAGCAGCTAAGAAAGCAAACCTAAGACTTGAAAGACCAATACCAAAAGAGATTACTAGTCACATCTTTAGGCATACTCTCGTTAGTCGTTTAGCAGAAAACGGAACTCCTTTAAAAGCAATCATGGAACGAGTGGGACACTCTGATGCTAAAACTACTATTCAAATTTACACTCACGTAACCAAAAAAATGAAAACAGATGTAACAAATATACTTGAAAAATACTGA